TAAGACTAAGCCATACTGTTTGTGCCCGTCTATCTGCTCTTGGTTTAGAGAAGAAGTTGACGCATAATGTAGTTGATTATGTCACTAAGCTCCTACGGAATAATGGAGCTGAGTGGACGATCGACCACATTAAAGATTTCAAACAATATTTATTGTTTGAAAAGGCAGGTAAGAAGTATCAACCTAAACACTGGTTGTCTAAGACAACTAATGGACGTTTGAAAGGTCCATTAGGCAGTGTAGTAGAAAGAGGACTATCTGGAAGTCATAAGGAATTTACCCGTTCTTTGAACGTCCTTATGATATACACAGATTTAGTCTCTCCTACCCCCACGCCCCGACAAATGTCAAAGTTCAAGACAGGAGTTGAGGCTGATATCGATCCGAAGACCGATATTATGTGTCGTAAGATGGGTTCAAGGTGCGGGGCGTTAGTTTCTGGTAAATCGAAACTCACGTTACCCAAACCACCTAGCTTTATGAATGCGCCACCCTCTTCAAAGAAGACTTATCTTCCAGGAGAGAAGAGTATGTCTGAAATTCAGGCACACTTGACGTTTCTTAAAGCACCCTACGATACTGAGTGGGGAAGGTTGTTATTCTTCAACTCTGAGACATTCCGATCGATATTCCGTCCTTATGAGGATGAGATATTCCGGCGATGTCTGGACATCAAGTTCGCTAATGTCCCTGGTGCCTTACATACGGTACCATCAGGTGTGAAGACTCCTTTTACCTATGACCCTGAAGTTGTAGGAAGGGTAGCCTTTCTTCAAGAACCTGGCTATAAACTTCGTGCTATAGCCATCCCCCATAGGTCGCTGCAAATTGCGTCCCGTGGGCTTGGAGAGAGGATATACCAACATTTGAAAACCCTGGACCACGATTGCACTCACAATCAAGAGAAAGGGAGTGACTGGGCCCTGAACAAGCTCAGATCGGGGAAAAAGATGAGTTCTGTTGATCTTTCGGGAGCAACAGATTACTTTCCTTTTTCCTTTCAAATGGCTGTGCTAGATCAAGTTTTTCAGCTTGATGACGGAGTAAGAGAACTACTGATAGCTTCCTGTAAAGGAAAATACCAGATGCCTACCGGTGAGACGATCAAATGGGATCGAG